CTACATGTGTACCTATCTCATCCTTAAAGGTAGTTAAATTATATTGCTCTATTAAATTATCTTCAAACTTATTGTCAGTTATTAAATGACTATCCCATAAGTCATCCCATCCAATTTCTGTGTCAAAGACTCCCTTTACTCTCTCTAATTCCTTTTGTATCTTCTCATAATTAGATACCGTATTCATATAAATCGGAGTGGGAAATATATCCTGTATCATTTCTTCCTCTCTTCCCATGCCTTTATGATAGCACTACATGCCATCTTAAAATAGTCACCATTAAATTCCATGACTTCTTCTTGCAAAGGATCTTCTTTAGTGGGTATATACTTATCAAGCTGGCCACTCTCTACAAAGTCGTGCGAAAATTGATAGACTTCTGAGCTTATCGGTATGTTATTCGATGCGAAACAACCTATGCAAATCTTTCTCTCGTTAAGTCTTCTCTCTACTCTGTAGTCCTCATTCATAGCTTCATCCAGTGTGATTTCATATCATCAGTTATAGAATTAGTATAACCCTCGTCTGTATAGATGTCAAATGCTATTGTGATCCTCTCATCATCATCCTCTACCTTATCAGTACCATGAGGTAAGTAGTTAGGGAAGAGTGTTATCTTACCCACCTCATTAGGTGAGTCCCAAGGACTTCCTCCATATGGATTGTAATAGTTTGTATTGGTATCATTAACTTGTACACATACATGACCACTAAGATATCCATATGGATCTGTACCATGAGAATGCACTGCTATCTGATCACCCTTCCTCATAACATTAGCCCAACACTGGACATATATCTGTGGTGCATACTTAAAACCTATCTCCATAACAAATTTATCATGGGTCTTCTTGATACATCTTCTTAATGGATCAGCACTATCAAATGTAAGGAGATTATATTTATTTGACCTAGCAGTAAGACTATTAGCACCTAGATTGGTACCCCAGTCATCCTCAAACTCATACTGATCTATTATACTCTTCTCTTTCTCAAGTATCTCTTTCTTAAGATCATCAAAAGGTATAGTCAATTTATCTTCACAAATAAAATACTCCCACGCTGCTGCGAAAGGAGTATAGGTATCACCATTAGTAAACTTATAAATTTTCATCGACTATCCTCAGTTTATTATATACTTCTTCATTCCTCATCATCTTACTGATGCTCATGAGGAAGTCGGCTTTCATTCTACTAAGGTTTCTGTATTTTTGCAAGGGGATCCACTCTTCCTTGACATAATATTCTAATCGAAACACGACTCATCCAAAGGTAACTCCTATAGTAATTATAAGAGCTAACTCTAGAAGAGGGTGAAATCCATGTGGGACTGTCACTACAACAGCTTCAACTAAGTTCATCTCATTGCAAAATGTGAGATGTAGGGAGTGCATAATAAAATGCAAGTAAAGACTATAAAATGCATGTTAAGTTCCTGAGGGTGCGTATGCTGGAACCATATCTTGGCTCCTGATTCTAATTCCTTTACCACCATCGTCATCATCATCGTCATTATTAAATGCACGAAGAAGTAATTCGACTAAGACTAAAGCAGCCATGGGATAGAAAACCCAGAGGACTGCTACTAGTGGTGATATACTGTCTGATGCGGCTACAAAGTCGCTCATTGTTTTGTTACGGTTTCTTAATATTTGAATAAGTATTTATACTTTAAAAGATTCCAGGAATGATTTGTCCTGTGGTGACGTAAGCACCTATTGCTGCGACGAAACCGATCATCGCCATCCAACCGTTAAACTTTTCTGCTTCTGGTGTCATTTTCTTAGATTTAATAGGGGTAGAAATTTAAAGAGACCTGCCTCGACTAGGCAATCCCTGGTATAATCCATCCGAAGATGGCATAGTTATGGATTGCTGCAAACAAACCAATCATCGCTAGGCGACCATTAAGTCTTTCTGCATTCTTCCAGTAACCATCGTAATTTTCAACGTATTCCATCTGAGGCTCGGAAGCAAAGATGTTTTGCTTACCGTACTCAGTAACTGTATTACGTCTTGCTACTGATTGTGTCATTGTGTTTACTTTTGTTAAGTAACGTAACAATATTATATAGTAAACATAAAATTTATGTCAACCCCTATTGGGTGGGGTTACCCCCCATTAGACATCCTTATCAATGTCATCACCAAATGTTATCACGTCAGATCCTAGTCCAGCAACGTAATCTCCACCAAATGTGACTGTGCCAGCAGCACCAATGTCACTGGTGTCTATGTTAATATCATCATTGAATGAGAGTGCATCTCCTAACGTAGTATCTGGTACAAATGTAATGCCAGTACCAATACCAGTTGTAACATTTGCCTTAGCAACAGCCTTAAGTCCTTTGTATGCACAGACTAGGTTGTCTAAATCTTTCTCACTAACATCTGCATCTAATGATGCAACGAGTGCTTCCTTCACTGCTGTAACAGCAGCATCTAATTTTCCATGTAATCCGCAAGTCATTTACTTTCTCCGTAGTGTGTGTAAGTGGGTGATGATCTCGTTTCTGATCCACATCAGTTCATTATAGCACTTTTGGTTGTGAGCACAAGAGCGTAGTGAATCATCAGGTTTATGGACAGACTCAAGCATAATGTCGAGTGCTCTATTCCATAATTCATCTTGAGTTTCTTTGGGGATTGCTCCCTGATCTTTCAATGCCATACTGTACTGTCGTAGTAGGTATTCATAGTAGTGGTCTGTCATCTAAATGGGCATCTTGGTTTCCTATCAAGACGTTGCTTGATGAGATTCCAACTCTCTCCCCACTGCCAGTGCTGTAATTCTAGATCACGTTTACTCCTTTTGTCAAGGTCCTGTGGGAATTCTCGTTTCAATAATTTATAAGCAACATTATGATCTCCTTTAGAGGTGAACCTAATGTTACATAGAGGGTCACCTCTATCAAGAGTCACATGATTAGTATTCATAACAACACCTATAGATATAGGTCTATTCCATTCTGATATAGGGAAGCTAGCACATACTAGATCCAATCCTTTACGTGTTAACTCTGGATGAGGTGTCTGCTCTACCCATACATCCTTAGCATCAGTCCAAAACATATAAATGTTAAGCATTTGAAACTCATTAGGTGCTCCTTTCAAATCAAAGTATCTATCAAATGCAAATCGATCCTCCATGTTTGCTAAGATCTCAGTGTCATTCTTTATCTGTAAAGGAAATTGTTGACGAATAGTAAAGGTATTCTTATAATAATACTTCCAAGCAGGACACTTACTATGTAAGTAGTCATGGTTAATATCTTTAAGGTACTTCTCAGGTGGTATGAAGTAGTCTTCTGGTAAAGCATTCCTATACTTGGGGATGTATTCTCCAATAGAATAGTCATAATATATTGTCTTCATAGGTAACTAAACCAACCAGTTACTATCTGCTTCTCTTTTGTATGTGATACTCTACCACGATGATGATGTGTCCAATCAGAGGGCCATATAACTGTGTATCCTTTCTGTGCTGGTACATAAAGGTCTTGATGATACCATTCAGTACCACCATCAGGTACATCATTAAGGTATGTCATAAAGACTAAGTGTCTATGTGCATTACCTGGTAAAGCATTTGCTCTTTCACTATGCCATACTTTAAACCCACCACCTACAGGGTAACATTGCATACTTAATGGTTCAACAATCTGAAACCTAGATGTCTCACAGAAAGGAAAGGTCTCACAATACTTAGTCAATACCTCCTGTAATGCCCTGATATAGTCCTGTACAGGAGCAACAGCTAACTGATGAGGCATATGCATATCCATAGAGTCTTTTACATCTTTATCAACATTAATATCACCCTCATGATACGACTGTCCTGGAGATACATGTAAGAAGTTTTGCTCATGCCAAAACATTAATAGATTATCACATACAGAGTGATCAATAAAGTCACCCCATACAAAATCAGTCCTCCTCTCACAGTACCTTCCCTTGTATACTGTTATCTCTTCAGTCATTGTATTACCCTCTTAGATGTATCAACTTTACCCCTTAAATTATATGAAACGATAGTCCTTCTTATATCTGATTGGTTTGCAGGTGCTTCATGTAATATACTAGAAGGAAATATAATCATGTCTCCTTCCTCCACCTGCTCTTCAAATGTAGGACAATCACCTGACCAAACATCTCTGAATGGTGAGAAGAATCTTGTAGGACTATGCACCTCTGGATTATACTCAACATATATTACAGAGGACAATCCTATAGCACCATGACAATGGGTACTATGATTTATACCCTTGTAATATTTCTGGTACCATATGTCTGTGAGATCTAACTTCTCTCCACCAGACATGTCCATTAGGTATGGTTTAATGATGTCAATAATAGTATCAGAATAAGATGGTAGTATATTATTACCTACCTTAGCATTAACAAAGTAGTCACTGTACAAACCAAGATCCTCTGGATCCCTATGCTCAGGCATCTCTGGAGGAAGTACATCTAATATTCTTTTCTTATTATGATCCCAATTCTCTATCTTATAATGATAGATTGGGACCGTAAACATATCATAGACCGACATTCTTAATAAACCATTCAGCATCTACAACAGCAAGAGCCTTCTTCCTATTCTTCTTCATGAATAGGATAGGCTCATGGTCTCCTGAGTTAGCACACGCTTGATCGTATGCATCATACACATTCAACTTCTCTTGATTCTTACATTCTATACTAAAAGGAAACTTTTGTCTAGCATCACGAGCCATAATCAAGTCTTCGCCACTCG